GGCCGCCGTGCTGCGCAAACGCTACCCGCGCGCGCGCCTGCTGATCTGCGCCGACGATGATGTCACGCAAAAATGCCACGCCCACGTGGGCAACGGACTTGAATGCAAACAGCGCGTGTGGTTGAGCGATGGCCCGGCCTGCCCGCACTGCGGCCAGCCGCATGGGGCCAGCAATGCCGGCGTGTCCGCCGCAGGCGCCGCCGCGCTTGCGGTGGATGGTGCATGGATCATGCCCGCGTGGGCTGATCCGCAAGCGCGCCGCCGCGCCTGGCTGGAAGAAGGCCGCAAGCTCAACGATTTCAACGATCTGCACCTACTCGAAGGTTTGGACGTGGTGCGCGCGCAGGTGCAGGCGCATTTGCCACGCGCTGGTTTTGGTGTGTCAAGTGGTGGCGCGGTCGCGGGTACTACAGCACAGGGGGGCGGGGAAGACGGCGCAGCGCGCAGTCCACTCAAACCAATCGACTCGCTCGATGAACTGCTCGAACGGTTCGCGCTGATCTACGGCCACGGCGGCGCGGTGTTTGACCAAAAAGAGCACGTGGTCGTGAGCCTGGGCGACATGCGCGACCTGTGCGTTCGCCGCGAGCTGCACCGCGCATGGGCAGAGCACCAGGGCCGCGCAATCGTGCGGCCCGAAGAAGTTGGGTTCGATCCCACCGAAAACGACCCGGATATCCGCTGCAACCTGTGGTCAGGCTGGCCATCCAGGCCAAAACAGGGCGATCACTCCCAACTGCTGGAGCTGCTCTTCCACATGTGCCGCGCCGCCGAAGAGCCGGAGCCGGAAAAGCTCTACCAGTGGATCGTCAAATGGCTCGCCTACCCCTTGCAGCACCCCGGCGCCAAGATGAAAAGCACCGTGGTCATTCACGGCCCGCAGGGCGCAGGCAAGAACATGTTTTTCGAGTGCTATATGAAAATTTTCGGGCGCTACGGACATGTGATTGACCAAACCGCCATCGAAGACAAGTTCAACGACTGGGCCAGTCACAAACTTTTCCTCATAGCCGACGAGGTGGTGGCGCGCTCCGACCTGTTCCACGTGAAGAATAGGCTCAAAGCCTTCATCACCGGCGACCAGATTCGCATCAACCCCAAGAACCTGGCCGCGCGCATCGAGCGCAACCACGTCAACCTGGTGTTCCTGTCCAACGAAGCCATGCCCGTGGTGCTCGAAGAAGACGACCGCCGCCACGCCGTCATATGGACCCCCAAGGAACTTGACAAAGCCTTCTACGACGGCGTGCGCGCGGAAATCCGCGACGGCGGCGTGGCCGCCCTGCATCACTACCTGCTGAATGTGGACCTGACCGGATTTGACACCGGCACCCGCCCACCCATGACCGACGCCAAGCGCGAGCTGATCGGCCTGAGCCGCGACTCGCCAAGCCAATTCGCCATCGCATTTGAAAGCGGAGACATCGAGGGTTTTCCCGCCAAAGGCGCGCCCGCCGTGCTCTGCCCGTGCCTGTCCACCGATCTGTACAGCCTCTACAGCCTGTGGTGCACCCGCATGGGCCTGCGCTCCCTCTCGCAACCGCGCTTTGCCAACGCCCTGCGGCGCAAGCATGGTTGCAAAGTCGAGCGCAAGCGCTACACCATCGACTACACCACCAAAGGCCCGTCCGCCGTCACCTACTACCCCGGCGGCAGCGAACCGCCGGCGGGCCAGTCCGAAACCGACTGGCTCGGCGAGCGCATCCTCGCCTTCCGCACCAGCCTGCGCGACTACCGGTCGGGGGAGTTGCGGCCATGATGCTTGCGCGCCTCTTCATTTGTGCGGTATGTGCGGGAACCTGTGCGGTAGTGCGTGCGGTAAAAAACACTTGCAAATCAACGCTGTGCGGTATGTGCGCCTCTACGCCTGCGCCTGCGCGGGCGCACATGCGCGTGTGTGCGTGCGTGCGCGCCCGCGCAGGTGCCCGTGTCCCGCACATACCGCACACACCGAACACGCCTTGCGCGACAACGACTTACGCAAACCGTGTTCGCGCACGCCCGCCCGCACACACCGCACACCCCATTTTTTTATTTTTTCCTCCAAAAAAAGAAGTTGTGGAGTGGGAAAGAAAGGAAAGCGCGCCATGCAAATCACTGTGAAGATGGAAGGTCTCGACAAAGTGCTCGACCAACTGCTCAAACTCTCCGGCCCGCAACTGCATCAAGCCTGCGCCAACGCGCTCAACGACGTGGCCTACAAACTGCGCGGCGACATGCAGGCGCACATGAAATCCGTCTTCGACAGTCCCACACCCTGGATCACCAACAGCCCGTGGATTGAAAAAGCCAAGCCGCAAGACGGCGCACGGATGAACGCCAGCATCATGCCCACCTACCGGCGCGACACACCATCCGCCACAGGCGGAAAAGCCGGCGTCGATCCGCAGCAAGTGCTGCGCGCGCAAGAAGCTGGCGGCCCACGCCGAGACAAAAAAAGCGAAGTCGCCCTGCGCCAGGCCGGCGTCCTGCCCGGAGGCTACCAAACCGCCATCCCGGAAAACCCCTATCCAGGAAGCACCGACGCCTACGGCAACATCCGCGGCGCCTTCATGCAGCAGCTCTTGAGCTACCTGCAAGCCTTCGGCGAACAAGGCTACAAGGCCAACATGACCGCGCGGCGCAAAGCGCAAATTCACCAAGGCAAAGCCGGCCAGTCCGGCAGGCACTACTTCGTCAGCTACGGAAAGCTGCGCAGCGGCAGAACCTCGCACCTTGCACCCGGCATCTGGGCCGCCAGCGGAACGCACGGCGTCGATGTGCGCCCCGTCCTCATGTTCGTGCGCAACCCAAGCTACACACCGCGCCTGAACATCGAAAGCCTCTACGGCAACAACGAAGACTACATGGCCCAGCGGCTGCGCTACCGTATCCGCCAGGAAGCAGGAGTTTGACCGTGGCCGAAGTGCTCGACACCAACGTCATGACCCTGCCGCAGTGGGCCGCCTACATGGGCTGGAAAAGCCCCGGCATGGCCTACCAGGCCAGGGGCGAAGGGCGGCTCGTCATGGCGCCAGACGGCCAGCACGTGCTCGCCGAAGAAAGCCGTGCGCGCTACCTTGGCACCGCCGCACCATCACATACCGGCGTAGCCAAGCGCCACGCCCGCCAACGCACAGCACGGCAAGAACCTACCAGCGCGGAAGGGGAACACACGCAGCATGAGGAACCAGACCGTGCCGGCAAAGCCTACCAAAACGCCCGTGCCGTGCGCGAACGTTACCTTTCACTGGAAGCCAAACGCGCCTATGAGGTAGCCATCGGAAAACTTGCCGACCGCGCCGAAGCCGCGCACATCGCAGCCCTTGCCATGACAGAAATCCGCGCCCGTCTCGAAACCGTGGCCGTCACCCTCGCCCCGATGCTGGCCGCCGCCAGCGACGAATCCGCCATCACCGCCATGCTGCGCGACGAATTCGAGCAGGCCCAGCGCGCGATGGCAATGCACTTCAAGACCCTGCAACAGGAGCAACCCGTATGACATCTAAATTCAACCATACCGCTCGACCACCAGCAGCGCGTGATCTGCCGAAATCAGATGAATTTTATTTTGGCAAAGATCATTTTTCAGCCAAGCATGGAATTGGCTGCGACGCTCGCGGATACATCACGGTCAGACACGATCCAGATGATGCGGCTGCATGGATTTTCCATGTGTGTGAAAACACCGTGTCAAATTTCACGCACGCATTCGAACTCGAGCCGCAAGAACTGCGCGAACTGGCCCGCTGCCTGATAGACGCAGCGGAGTACATGGATGCCGAATACGCCACCATGCGGCGCATCAAGGCCGTCGGGAAGGGAGCGCAGAAATGACCTTCACCACCTACAGCCCGCAAGCCATTGAGCAGGTGGACACCTTCAGCCTAATCCCCTACGCACGCAACGCCCGCGTGCACGATGATGAACAGATCGCGCGCATCGCAAAAAGCATTGGTGAATACGGCTTCACCAACCCCGTGCTGATCGACGGCCACGGCACCATCATTGCAGGCCACGGACGCGTGCTGGCCGCGCAGCAGCTTGGGCTGGCGCAAGTGCCGTGCATCCGCCTCACGCACCTCACCGACGCCCAGCGCCGCGCCTACGTCATTGCAGACAACCGGCTGGCCGAGCTATCGAGCTGGGACAGCGCCATGCTCGCCGGCGAGCTGGAAGACCTTGGCGCGGACGGCATGGACTTCGACCTGCTTGGCTTTGACGGAGACGAACTTGAAAACCTGCTTGGCACGCCAGCCGCCGCCGAAAAACCCACCGCCGACGATTACGCCGACGTGGGCGCGGGCGCCGCCGCCGCGGAAAGCAAAAGCGCCGCCATCCTCTATCCCGTGATCGTGCAGCTATCCAAAGCGGACTTCGCGCGCTTCAACAAATTCCGTGGCCGCCGCAAGCCCGAAGAGGCGCTGGTTGAACTGCTCGATATGGACGCCAGCATGCACACCGAATGGCAGCTCGTCAAGGCCAGCGCCGACCTGCCGGATGACCCGGAGGCCGAACAATGAGCGTGCGCATGTACTTCGGCGAATACCTCGTCAGCCCCGCGCCCATCCACATGGGCCTGAACTGGTGCTCGCACCAGTGCTTTTACTGCTTTGCCAACCTCAACCGGCCAGGCCGCCGCGCGGATTACGCCAGCGTGCAGCAATTCATGGGCAAGGTGGCGCGCAAGGCGCCTGGCAAGGACATAGCCGCGTGGCTGGCGTTGCAGGGCCACCCCATCGTCGCCAGCAACGACAGCGACCCGTTCGCCGCCAGCAACAGCGAGCAAAACCAGCACCTCATGCGCGCCATGATGGACGCCGGCCTGCGCTTCGTCTTCCAAACGCGCGGCGGAAAAGGCGCGCTGGAAATGCTGGCCGAGCACCCGCCCACGCTGGTCTATATCAGCTTCACCACCGACCAGCCGGCCACCGTGCGCGCCGCCGAGCCGGGCGCGCCCAGCCATGCCGAGCGCATGGAGCTTGCCGCGCACGCCAAGCGGCATGGGCACTTCGTGGTGGCGGGACTGAACCCGTTCTACCCGCCGTGGTGGGACGATGTGCACGCCTTCCTCGAATGGCTGGCCGCGCAAGGCATACGCCACGCCTGGCTGGGAGAACCGCACCTCAACTACATGCAGGCGCGCGCCATACCAAGCAAGGCGCGTGAGAGCTTTTCCGCCGAAATTGCCTACTTCGGCGCGGCGGGCGGTCGGCGCAAACCGCAGATTCACGGACTGGCCGACGCCTGCGCCGCCTACGGCATCAACACCTTCATGGGAGCCAGCAGCAGCGCCGGCAATTTCTGGCAACCGTATTTCGATCTTGGCTACCCCTTCTGGCCCACGCTGGAAGGCTGGTTCGACCATCTGAAAGCCGACTGCGGCGGCGCGCCAGCGGCCTTCACCTTCGACGCATTCGACCGCTGGGCCGACGCCACCGGAGGCCTGCAATCGAGCAGCTTCAAGGAATACATCCACGGCATAGGCCGCAGCCTGCGCAACGATGGTTTGAGCGCGAAAGCCGGTTCCATGCGGCAGGTGCATGAATACCTGTGGCGCATCCACGAACTGCCAACGCGCATGCGGCACGACGACATTTTTTTAGGAACACAAGACGGCCAACTGGCCGCCGACGATCAGGGGCGCTTCGTGCTGGTTTACGCCCCCGGCATCACAGACCCAAGGCAAGGGCGGTTCGACATTGACGAATGCGTCGGCTTTGCCGGTTTGGATGAACAAGATCAGCAGGCAGCCATTGAAAGGAACTGACATGGCAAGCAGTGGAGGCTCCTGGAGTACAGCCAAGAGCGGAAACCGTTACCACGTGAAGCAAGGTGAATCCAGGCAACGCGCGGTACATCGCAAAAACTCCCGCTAAGGGTGAGCGAGTCGGCATGGCGTGTTGCAACGCCATGCCGATCCTCCACCATCCCATGTGCTTTTGAACACCATGCACGAGTCCGCAGTCATCGACAAAGTCACCGGCCTGCGAAGCGTTGCGCCCGACATGTGGGCGGCCATGGCGCGCGCCATCGCGCCGCGCAAGCCCATGACGGTGAGCGAATGGGCCGATGCCCACCGCGTCCTCTCGCGCAAGAGCAGCAGCATGCCGGGCCGCTGGATCACCAACCGCAACCCCATCCTGCGCGAACCCATGGACTGCATGAGCGCGCGCAGCCCGGTGCGCGAGGTGGTGCTGCGCTTTCCCATCCAGAGCGGAAAAACGTCGGTGGAAGAAAACGTCCTCGGCTACACCATGACCGAAGACCCAGGCCCCATCATGGTGTGCCTGCCCACCGAGGTCAGCATGAACAAGTGGGTGGCGCAAAAACTGGGCCCCATGATCGAGGAAACCGAAGCGGTGCGCGAAGTGCTCACCTCCGTGGCCAGCCGCGACGCTTCCAACACCCGCACCTTCAAGGACTTTGCCGGCGGCCAGTTGTACCTGGAGCATGCCGGCAGCCCAAGCCGGCTCAAATCCACATCGGTCAAGATCATGCTGGTGGACGAGGTGGATGACTTTGCCGCCAACCTTGCCGGCGGCGACGACCCCATGGACATGCTGCTGGGCCGCACCAGCGCCTTCCCGGTCACGTACCGGCACATGTTCATCGGCACCCCAGGCATCAAAGGCATCAGCCGCATCGACGAGCTTTTCGATGCATCAGACCAGCGCCGCTACCACGTGCCATGCCCACACTGCGGCCACATGCAGCCGCTGGAATGGGCCGGCCTGAAATGGTCGCAAGGCGGTGAACGCGCATGGTACGTCTGCCGCGAATGCGGCGCGGAGATCGAGGAACATCACAAACCCGCCATGCTAGCCGCTGGCCGCTGGGTTCCGGAAAAACCCGAAGCGGCCCGCCGCGGCTACACCATCAACTGCCTGTACTACGCCTTTGGCCTCGGGCCCCGTTGGGCCGAACTGGCGCGGATGTGGCTTGCCGCGCAAAACGACACGGCCAAGCTCAAAACCTTCATCAACGACAGGCTGGCAGAAAGTTGGGAAGACCCGGCCATGCGCGCCGTGCGCCACAACGCCATCGCCGACCGGGCCGAACCCTACAAACTGCGCATCGCGCCCGAAGGCGTGCTCGCCATCACCGCCGGCATCGACACGCAAGACGATCGCCTGGCCGTGCAAATCGTGGGCTGGGGCGCGGGCCTGGCCTTTTGGGTGCTCGACTATGTGGAACTGCCTGGCGATCCGGCGGGTGATGCGGTATGGGCCGCACTGACTGATCTGCTAAACCGCCCAATCCAGCACGCCAACGGCGCGCTGTTGCGCGTGCTCGCCAACGCGCATGACTACGGCGGGCACCGGGGCGAGGCCGTCAAGCACTACAGCCGACAAAAGCTGGTGCGCCGCCACATGCCCATCACCGGCGCCGTGGCCAACACCGCGCCCATCCTCGGTAAAGCCAAGCTGTCCGATGTGAACTGGCGCGGGCGCACCGACCGGCGCGGCGTGGCCGTGTGGCAGGTTGGCACCGTGGCCGCCAAGCACTGGTTGTTTGGGCGCCTTTCCACCGATGCCGACAAAGACGCGGATCAGCGCCTGACGCATTTCAGCGACGAACTTGATCCGTCCTACTTTGCCGGACTGGTCAGCGAAAGCTTCAACCCCGCCAAAAACCGCTTCGAGAAACGGCGCGGCGCGCGCAACGAACCACTAGATACATGGGTTTACGCCTTTGCCGCAGCCCACCACCCCGAGCTGCGCCTGCACCGCCACACCCGCGCCGACTGGCAGCGCATGGCCGATCAACTGTCCGCACATGCTCCGGCGCATCCCACGGCGTTGACCGCGCCGGCCGTCCCGGCGCAAAAACCTGCCAGCGTGCAGCCGCGCCCGCGCGGCAACCAATTTGCCGGCGCTGACTGGAGCCTGAACTGATGGCCCACGCCAGCATGACGGCGCGCACCGCCGACCACCTGTGGCAACTCGAACTTGAGATTGCCGAAGTGGTGCGCGCCGACCTTGGCCTGCACGAGGCGCGCGCCGCCGCGCTGGCAAGCCGCCTGGTGCTGGCCCTGCGCCAAAGCTATGGCGGCATGCGGCTTGGCCGGCGCGGCCTGTACATTCCCGCGCCCGACAAGAGCGGGCGCGACGAATCCATTGCACGCGAGTTCGACGGGCGCAACGCCGGCGAGCTGATGCGCCGGCACGGAATTTCACGATCGCGGCTGTACCAGATCGTTCGGCAAACAAGAAAAAGTGCAGTTTCTTCCCGTGAAATTGCACAGCCTGCGGGGTAGCGTTGCAACCATCATGCCGTTCACCCAAACCGACCTGCAAGCCATCGAGCGCGCCATCGCCAGCGGCGAGATGAGCGTGTCCTTCAACGGGCGCACCACCACCTACCGCAACATGACCGACCTGCTGCGCGCGCGCGATGTCATTCGCCGCGCCGTCGAGTCGGACGCGCGCCGCCAAGGTGGCCTTGGCACCGGCTCCATGGCCGTGGCGCGCTTTGATTGAAAGAGGCGCCGCCCATGAACCGGATCGACCGCGCCATAGCCTGGCTTGACCCCATCAGCGCCATGCGCCGCGAGCAGGCGCGCCAGGTGCTGGCCCATGACGAGGCGGCCAAGCCATCCCGGCAGCGCAAATTTCACCTTGACAACACCAGCCCCAACAACCTTGTGGGAATGTCGGCGCACGCGCTGCGCGCGCAGGCGCGTTACCTGGAGCGCAACCACGATATTTCACGCGGCGCGCTGCGCACGCTGGTCAACAACATCGTGGGGCCGTCCGGCATCGGCATCGAGCCGCAGCCGCAGCGCCGCGGCGGCGGCCTGCACACCGAATACGCCGATGCGCTGCGCAGCCTGTACGAGCAATGGCGCCGGCGCCCGGAGGTGGGCAACCGCATGCACGGCGCGCAGATGGATCGCATGGTCTGCTACACGTGGCTGCGTGACGGAGAATGCTTCGCCCAAAAGGTAATCGGGCGCCAGCCCGGCCTGGTGTACGGCTCCGGCGTGCCCTTCCTGCTGGAGTTGCTGGAGCCGGACTTCGTACCGCTGGACTACACCGACGTGTCCAAAAAAATCAGGCAGGGCATTCAGGTCAACGACTGGGGCCGCGCCGTGGCGTACTCTGTGTACAAGGGCGATCCGCGCGAAGGGCTGGGCTGGAACGCGTCCACCGAACTCAAGAGCGTGCCGGCGGAAAACATGGTGCACGTCAACACCATTGACCGCCTGCACCAGTGGCGCGGCGTCTCGGAATTCGCCAGCGTGATCACGCGCATTCAGGATTTGAAGGAATACGAAGACGCCGAGCGCATCGCCGCGAAAATCGCCGCGTCGCTCACCGCCTTTGTCCGGCGCAACTCGCCAGACGGCTACCAGCCGCCCGCCGAGCGTGACGAAAACGGCAACCAAAAACCGCGCTATCTGCGCCTGCACCCAGGCTCCATCATCGACGATCTGGCCGTGGGCGAAGACATCGGCCTGATCGACGCCAACCGTCCCAACCCCAACCTGGTGGGCTGGCGCTCCGGCCAGTTGCGCGCTTACGCGGCGGGTCTTGGGGCCAGCTATTCGTCCATCGCGCGCGACTACGGCGGCTCCTACGCCTCCATGCGGCAGGAGCTTGTCGAGCAGTGGGTGCACTACGCCGTGCTGACCGACGATTTCGTGGGCATGTGGAGCCGTCCCAACTGGGAAACCTTCGTGCAGGTGGCGCACCTCTCCGGCGCGCTGCCCATTCCGCGCGACGTGCAGCCCGGAACCGCCGATCATTGCCTGTTCGTGGGGCAGTCCATGCCGTGGATCGACCCGCTGCGCGAGGCGCAATCGTGGCTCGCGCTCACGCAGGCCGGCTTTGCCAGCGAGGTGGAAGTGATCCGTCGGCGCGGCGGCAACCCCGCCGAGGTAATCGAGCAAATCGGCGCATGGCGCGCGCAGGTACGCGAGCGCGGCCTGTACTTCAACAGCGCCGCCACGCCGCAGGCGGCTGGCGTGCCGGCGGCAGCTCCCATCGATCCGCAAAACGGAAACGGCGACGAAAAATAGTGCAATTTCTTCCCTAGAAATTGCACAGCTTGAGCGCGAGACTGCGAATCACATTTCGCAATCGCACTCACGCCATGCCCGCTACCTGGTTCGCCATTCGCCCGCTTGCAAAGGCCACGCAAGCGCAGCCTTCCAGCGCCGAGATTCTGATCTACGGTGACATCGGGACGTCCTGGTTCGACGAGACCGTGGAAGCCAAATCGTTTTGCGAACAACTGGCAGCGCTCGATGCGCAAACCATCACGGTACGCATCAATTCCTTTGGCGGATCGGTGCCAGACGCCTTGGCAATCTGCAACGCCTTGCAGCGACACCCTGCGCGCATCGTTACCGAAATCGACGGCGTGGCATTTTCCGCCGCCAGCATGATCGCCGCCGCAGGCGACACGGTGAACATGTCCGAAAACGCCATGCTCATGATCCATGCACCATGGTCTTATGGCGGTGGCAACGCAGTCGAGTTGCGCAAGAAAGCCGAACTGATGGATTCCTTTGCGCAGGGAATGGCCTCTGTCTATGCCCGCAAGCTTGGCAGCGTGCAGGCCGCGCTGCCACTGCTTACCGACGGCCAGGATCACTACTACACACCCCAGCAGGCGCTTGAAGCCGGTTTGATCGACGCCATCACCGCCGCTACGCCGGTGGCCGCCAGCGCCGCGCACATGCCCGGAATCTCCCGTTACCGCTCGCTGCCAGCCACGCTGGCGGCGGGCACTGTCGCGGCAGCCGCCGCACCCCACCAGGAGCCTATGATGCCCAACCCCAACGAACCG